ATACTCCTTTTTTACGAACCTCATTTAGATTTACCTCCAGTCCTACCGCCTTTTTTCATTTTTTTAGGCATGTTTTTGTTTCTTTTCAGACCACCGCCCATTCTCATTTTCTTGGGCATGTTTTTGTTCTTTTTGTATCCAGCCATTACTTTTCTCCTTCTGAATAGAGATTGTTAAACGTTACGTTGGAATCCATGTAGCTATCGTCAATTTCTGCACTATGTACATGTTGACTAGGATGAAAGTCAGGTGCTCCTGAACCAGTTTCCCATAATGCTGGGTTAGTTGCTCTAACGCGGTTGTTAGGTAACGCTACAATATTACCTGTCCACTTTCCAGCGTCTATTAGCTGAATCACATGACTTTGCTTATGTTGCGCAGGATCATCAGCGATATCGTTTCCGGTGTAGTCTACAGTAAACATATACTTTCCCGTGTGAAACTCATCGTTGATTTTACAAAGCCAAGGGCTAGACGAGACTCGATCAATCACAATAACTTCATGATCTCGAGAACTACAATCCCAAGGCTGTGCAAAATGAGTTGCCATCGGTTCCGGCATTTCCTCCAGCATAGCATCTGCTACTAAAGCGGTGATAGGCATTCGTGCCCACATCGCACCGCCATGTACGTTTTCCGTATCCTCATCCTGATCCCACTCATATCCTGTAAAAACTACTTGGAATGAGAGGCATCTATCAGGAATCGTATTTACCGCAATAGCGATTGCATGTAAATACTCGCCATGATAGTCAAGATGATTACACGTGAATTCTTTTCTAATCCAGCAATTAAAATGCGGGATATTACTTATTAGATGCGGCACTTACTCCTGCTCTCTTGACTCACGAACTACCCTTGCTAAGTTTGTTAAATTAGTGTCAGCTGCTCGCTCATCGCGAAGCTCTGCTTGACGTAAGTCTGCAGCGACTCTAATATCTGTCTGACGTTCTTGAGAATCGATCTTCTCGACTTCGATCTGGCTCTTCTGATCAAGCTCTTTCTCGCGAAGTCTGAGTTTTTCAACTTCAAGTTGCAGCTGTTGCTCGAACATCTCACGTTGTGGGTCTGGAACTTCCATAGCCTGTTGCAAGGCTTGTTCTTGACCTGTGATCTGTTGCGTAGCCTGTGCTGCCGCCATCGCAATCATGTTTTCGTATTCAGGAGGTACTGGTGGTAAGTTACCTGCTTGATCTGGCTGTGGTAATTGAATACCTTGCTGTGCCAGAATCTCTTGTACTTGTAGTCGATACTTCAGCGCCTGATGTTGTTGAATATGTGCATTCAGGGCCTGTACCGCTGCAGCGTTTTGAGCTGTTGCAGGATTTTGTGAGAAAGATAAATGCGCTTGGATATGCGCATCGTGGTTTTGCTGAATAAACGCTTGTAACGGTGTGTTCATCAAAGCGTCTTGGTTTTCTTGTATAGGATCTTTCGGAGCTGCTTGAACTTCGGGAAGTAAAAGCTCGTCGATATCCTGAACATTTAGCGCGAGATACATTTTACGGAAAGCGGCTTTCAGATTATGAATCTGTGGCGCACTTTGCGCTAATTGCAACTGCGTTTGCGCAAGAATAATTCTTTGCGTTGTACTAAAGATATTAGGGTCAGATACAGGAACAACATCAACCTGATTGCCAAAGTCTTCTTTGAATACTGTTTGTTGTGCTCCCTGTACCTGATACGGATACTCCGGTGGTAATACCTCACCGAAGATGCGCTTGAGAATCTTGAACTCATTTTTCTGCGCATAATGCAGTCTTTTGTGAATTGCGGAAACAACACGCTGTCCACGTTCAAGCATAGCAATCGTTGTACCCACAGGAGCGTTTTGATTCTGATCACCAGCTCCTGAATCAATTACAGACGCAAATTGCTTGCCCGACTCGACTAAGACTCCAAGTAAATTCGCTAAAGTACCGCTTGGCTCTTTATAAGGTAGCGGCAAGAAAGAATCACGGATTGTGCCTCCGGGAGTATCAACATCACGCCACTCTCCGGGTTGAATCGGATCATCGGCGCGTTGAATATTTAATCCTCGAGACTTAAATCCTGCCGGTAGGTTAGAAAGCGTACCCGCGTCGATCAACTGTCGAAGAATCGAAGTCGCTGACTTCGTCACACCGCCAATCATGTGGATTAGGCCGAATCCGTAGAACCCCAACCCCGGTAAAAACTTATAGTGCGTAAAATACTCAATCTTCTTGCGTAACGGATCCATCGGCGAGTAGTTACGGCGAATACTAAGCACTTCGTTAGTATCTTTGCAAATCGTTACAATATAAGGAATCGCAACACCCGTAGGTTCACCGTCTTCGTCGGTATGCTCGAAGCCCTCAAGGTCTAACTCGACGTGCATCTCTAAAAGCGTGAACTCTCGGTCTTGTCCTGACGGAGAAAGCCCTTCAAGTTCGTCAATCTTTTCGTTAATCGCCGTTTCATTAATCATTGACGGAGAAGACATCGCCGTATCGCGATAAAACCCGGAAAGCTTGAGCTTTTTGAGGTCGTTCTCTGTCATGTGGATGACATGAGTGATTCGTGGCGTTGTAATCAAGTCAGTCGTGTAATAAGGAACGACTAAATCTTCTGATTTCACAAAACGCGAAACTGCTCGACCGACAGTCGGATCATAGTAAGACTTTTTAAACGCAGACCCAGAAAGCGGAAGATAAAACAGCAACTGATCCATCTCAGGATCGTATTCTTCCATCTTGAACACGATCTGATAGTTCATGAAGTTTTTAACGCGGTTAGCCTGCATCAACTTAGGGTCAGTAACGCGACCAAGTACGCGAGTATCTACAGGACCACCGGCTGGCAGTAATTCTTTATAGGCTTGTGCTTGAAATTGCGTTACAGCTTCGGCAAGTAGCGGATGATACACGCCACTTGAGCCTTCAAACGGCTCACTTCGCGGATCAGACTTAATACCTAGGAGATCAAGACCGTCTTTAAACGTTTCGTACCAATCTTTGCGAGACTCAACGTCTTCTTCGTACAAAGATGTCAACTTTGAGGAGATTCGACCTAGTTCTCCTCCGTCTAAAAACTCAGCGAGGTTATCATCGAAGTCAGCTTCGAACTCTTCGTTCGGATCGAACCCGATATTCGCAGTTCCTTCCTCGTCGAAGTAAACTTCTATGCCTTCGTCTAGGTCAGGCGACCCATCTACTTCGATTTCTACGAACTCGTCGTCTAAATAATCTTGCATGTCGGCCATAATCGGCAACCTTACCTAGATTTTCGTTAATAATATACTCTAACCCTCGGATAATACTCTTCTTCGTCCGAAAAATCAGATTTTAACTGCAAAAACCCTCCTGCTCGGAAGCGCATAAGGGCTAATGTTGTCGCATCAACCAAATCATCGTGCTCTCCGTTAGGAAAATCAGTAACTTCCTCCATCAACTCCTCAGCCCAGCGGTTATCTGGCACCCAAATCTTGCCATCTTGAAAAATCGGGCTAACTGAGTTTAATCTTGCAATCTTATCTTGCCCACGATTCGGTGAATACGTGTTAATCGGGATACCAAGCCGCCGTAATTCCTGCGTTAGCGGAATACCCGAGGCTTTTGTTTCAATAATTACTGTATCAGGCTCCCAATGCTCGTACAATCGCATCGCTTCGCGCTTTAATTCAGGAAAGTCGAAGCGTTCTTTTATACAATCTAGCAAAATCAGATGCGCTTCTTCGCCGCTATACAGCTCATCGTTAATTTTTCCCTCTGGATAGAAGACACCCCACGTAGTTATCGCCGTAAAGTCGGCACGTTCGTTCTTCAAAAACGCCGTATCGTAACTTTGAATCAAATATTCGCAGTTTGGTGGGTTATCGTTAGGCCAAATGTTGAACCATTCCTTCGGAATAATCGAAATACCTTCGCCTGTTGGCCGCTGCATGTACTGCGCTGCCCATTTCGACGGAGGAACTGACGCACGAATCGTTTCTAATTCGTCAAGTTTCCAGAACTCAGGCCAAAGTGGGTTGCCGCTAGGCAAAATCGCGGGAAACTCAATCACTTTCCACTGGTCTGCGGCCTTCTCTTGCGTCATTTTTCGCACTAACTTACCAGTCAAATCCTTTTTCGACCAGCGAGTCATGACGATAACGATCGCGCCTCCCGGCTGAAGACGCTGTCGAGGACCAGTCATGAACCAATCGTACGCTTCCTCTAACGCTCGATCCGAAAATGCATCTTGTTCAGAGTGTGGATCGTCGATAATGAACAGATCAGCACCGCGTCCTGCTAACGCACCGCCGATACCTGATGCGTAATACTCTCCGCCTTGGCTCGTGAGCCACTTACCCGCGCTCCGTGAGTCTGCTTTTAGCTCTGTACGCGGAAAGATTCCTGCATATTCTTCAGTATCAATTAAGTCACGGACCTTACGACCGAAGTTAATTGCTAAGTCAGCCGTGTGCGTTGCTTCGATAATCTTGAGCTTAGGGTTTTTTCCTAAAAGATACGCAGGAAAGAGGTGTGATGCAAACTCAGACTTTGTATGTCGAGGCGGCATGTTGATAATGAGACGTTTTAATTTGCCAGAAGCAATATCGTCAAACGCCGCTGCCATCTTTCGATGGTGCTCGCCGTGAATAAAGTCGGGCCAGATCGCTTTTACGAACTCGTAGAAGTTCTCCGAAGTCCGTTCTTGCGTTTCCCGCTTTTCTAATTCTTCGAGAAGAAGAGTGAACTCTTTAGCTTCCTCTTTCGATAAGTACGAAAGATCAATAGCCTTGAGTTCATCAAGTATGTTAGCCATTAATAGCCGCGCATTTTTCGACTGCGTTCGGGTGACATAAATTTAGCGTCACCATTTTCAATTAACTCGATGATCTGCTCTTCCATATCCTGCTTAGAGCCAGAAAGCGCAGACATCCCTAATTCGTTATTATGTAAATCCATCGCCCGACCAGAGTCAGGATACGGTAAATACTCTCGTAATGTCGCTAATCCACCAGCAAGATCAGGATATTCAGATTCCGCAATCAACGCTCCAAGGGCCAAGTGCCGCGCTGCATCGCCTCGTCCATCTAGTTCCTCTCCCGGATATAACTTTTCCGAAAGACTCGACGCCCATGCTAGATCTTCTTCGGCAATCCCTAATGAGCCAGCAACCGCTCGCTCCATATCCTCAGCGAGAGTAGTATCCGACTTTTTTACGTCGGTCGCGCCACCCTCCTGTCTACGCAAGATCTCAAAATCCTGCGCATCGATACGCCCATTATTATTCTTATCAATCTTATGCTGATTACCGATTAAGCCGCCTTCGGCCATCATCTGAATCTGTCCCGGCGTCGCTGGCACTGCGCCCATACCCGGACCCATCTGAGCCATGAGTCCTGCACCAACGTTTTGCATCATCGGATCAGGTTCAGCCATCATCCCTTCGATATCTTCAATCGTGAAGAAATACGTATCTTCTCCGCGACCTACAGGACCACCGTCCGCGTATTGCGCTTGCTGCTCCATCATAAGCTGCTCAAGCACTTCAGGAGGAATCTCTTGCTCCGCTGGCATCTGCTGCGTTTGAAGCATCTCCATAAATCCTGCATTCGGATCGTATCGCAACTGTTGTAACGCCTGAGAAATATCACTACCCATAATCGGTTGATCCGCGATTCCTTGACCAATATCAAGAAGCTCAGGCGCTTGTCCCTCGATTGCCATTCTGCGGATTAAGTTTGATCGCTCTTGTTTCTCTTGCGCCTTTCTAGCCTGACGCGAATTATAGGCAGTCGTTCCTACAGCAACGACAACTGAAGCAGTGATAGCGAATGACATTAGCTCTTCTCCAATAACTCCTGAGGCGAGATTGTAAAATATTCAATCAACTTTTCAGGCTCTCGGATATTTTCTGGGTTCGGATGGGTCGTGATCCAAACTGAATCCTCGATCCCGTATATTGCGCGTTTCATTCCTGCAGGCGATTCGAAGATATTAAACCCTTCAATCTCCTGCACTTCCTCATGGTCCTGGAGCGTTGTAACAGTTCGCACCTTTCCATATGGCATTATGGTAACGCAAGGCTTGCGGTGAATATAACTACTTGCCGCAACACCCGCCGGTAAATAAAAACAACGAACGTACACATCGTTCGCGAAATAATGCTCAACCTTACACTGGGTTTGCGGTAAAGTTTTAAGTAACTTCTCTAACGTGAAAATCGACTTGGTCTTTCCACCAAGAACCGCTAATTCACTCATCGATAAGACTTACCGTAATAACCCATATTCATCAGATGACCGCCGCCTGCCTTCTTCGCAGTCTTCGCGGCTTGCCTAAAATTCTCAGCGGTCGGTGCACCCGGTGACCCAGGCTTACGCATCCGCTCACCAGAGCCTGCTGCAATACGCTTACGCTTCGCGTGGATATTTGCGTATAGTCCGGGCTTTCCGCCCCCGGCTCTTCTTTCCGGTTTACGTCCGCGATAGTCTGGTGCTGAAGAAGAACGGGGCTTGGATCGTCCTCGACGCATCCCTTCAATCATATCTTCAGCAGAAGCACCTACCGACTCGTCGACCTCGTCTGTTAATGCGCGTCGCATTTTCATCATCTCAAGATCTTTATCCGACATCGTGCGACCTTTACCGTAACCTAAAAACTCAGGTCCGGTCATCGGCTCTCTATCGAAATCTCGTCCGCGCTCCGGAGATTCTATCGCCGGTTTCTTTCCGCGCATCGACTCAGCTAAATCATCCCCTAACCGACTAACGTCCTTCGCTTCGTCAATTAAGCTAGTAATACCCTTACCCTTTCCAGGTCCCATGATCCCTGCAGCAATTAAAAGCTCTTCAGGAATATCGAACATACGAGGATCATCCCCGTACATCTCAACACGCTCAGAGTAATACCCTTCAGGAACATTTTGCGCACCGCCCCGCCGCATAATATCCATCAATCCCATCGTTTCATCGCCTAACGCGAGATCACGGAGATTAGCTAAAAAGCCAGCGAGTCCTGCACCGCTGCCCCCGGCCTTTGCGACTTCGGCATCGTATTCCTCTTGCATCATCTCGAACTCTCGCTCGCGCTGCAAAGGACCACCGTGCGCCATCCGTGGCGCGTGGGCAGAATCAGACATAATCGAACCGTCCGGCATACGGTGATATCCCACAGGCACACCGCCCTCGGCCAACATCTGGGTTGGAACGTTCATACCTTTATATCGATTCATAATTAAATACTCGGCTTTACTTCTTGCGTTCGCGGTTCGTGGCTCTTCGTTAGTAGCAGCAATAAACGAAGGGGACTGGCCCCCTGTAGGAATACTCGTTACTCCTTTAGCAGCAGGCGCACTTTGAATTGGTGGGTTAGAACGGCTAGTCGGTGTTTGTAACCCTGCTGGTCTACGTGTGTACGAATTAAGGTCGATCGTTCTTCTTGGAGAACCTTCCTTCGGCGGTGGTCTGCGGATCGAGGACAACGGACCAGAGCTTGGTCTAGAAAGTGTAGTCGGTCCGGGATCTTTAACAGCGACCGGAGGGTAACGCTTCTTGGGCGGTGGGGCTGATGCTTGTTTGCCGTATTGTCCCGCCAAGTCACGTGCGATATTAGTAAACGCTTTCGTCTTGAACTTGGGAGCCTGCGGAGTCTTAACTACAGTCATCAAAGTAACTTTCGTAGAGGATCGGGGGCAATAGTACCCTCAAAAAACCCGTTTCGTAAAATTTTTTCGCAAAATTTTTTGGGGTGGGGACCCATAGCAAAAATACATGCAACTTTAAGGCTGGATTAAGGAAAGGTGAGCGGGTGGGTGGGTAGAGGTGCGCGATGGGGGTATGGGGGGTGTCATGGCTAGTCCCATAGCACACCGGCGGCAGAAAGTAAAGGGGTAGGCTATACCGTTTTGTTATATGTATATAGCAAACTGTACTATCAGTTTGGTTGTTAGTCCTTTACTTTGGGGGCGCTGTGGTCAAGAATAGGTTTGTCGGTTGCGGTAAGGGCCGGCAACAAACTAACTAGAAAGAGAGAAAGATTATGGCAGCATCAGCAAAAGCTCAAGTAGCAAAAGCACAACGTCCAGTCATGGTAGCAGCAGGTCGCAGTGCGCGACGCAATGTTTGCTTCGACTCAGTTCCTGACAACGTTCGTCTTCCCGCACAGATTGTTATCTGCGTCAACGCTTATTTCGATCTACTATCCGGTGACCACGCGCCAGTCAGCATCGAAGAAATTAGTGACCAAGCAGCGTTGATCGAAACGCACGGATACAAGCAAAGTGGCAAGGAAATACTTGATCACTATAAACTAATGATCGAAGGCAAGAAGCCGTGGAAGAAAGGCGGCGAATGCATCCGGATCGGCTCCTTCAGCTGATCCACCGCTCCGCTAGATCAGCCGCCTTCGGGCGGCTTTTCTTTGTCTGTTGTTTTCAAATAGTCAGTTAGTCGGGCGGGTGGGCTGGGCGCGGGACGCGGCCCAATGCCGGAGTAGAGTAGAGTAGAGTAGAGTAGAGTAGAGTGCAGGGCGGGAGGGCGGGCCGAGGCCCGCGAACCTTTCCAAAGGTAGAGTAGAGTCAATGCTCGATTAGATGGTCCGTGCTCTCGAAAGTGACAGGCGTTCGCTTCGCGATCAACTGTCCGAGTCGGTCGATCAACTGGTCCTTGCTCAGTCCGTCGATCTTTGCGGTCAACACCTCGCGTCGGTCGATGTAGAGTCCCCCGACCTTCCCCCGGTGGATCTCGGCTGTGATGGCTGCGTTGATTTGCCCTTGGTCCCTCGCCTCCTCCCGCAAATCATAGAGCGAAGAAAGATGGCTCTCCATAGAGACTCTTTCTCTCTCTGCCTCCTTGATTTGCTGGTCTATGAGGTAATTTCGGATCAACGGGTTGTGATTGAGTAACACACTCCCCTGTCGTTTCGCAGCGTTGCGGTTCTTCGTATAGCCTGCTTTTACCGCTGCATCTGTAGCGTTTCGGCCTTTCAAGTATTCCCTAACAAACTTCTTCTGCTTCGGGTTGAGTTCCTGCCACCTCTTACCATCCGGGTCCATCCACCCGTTACCATCGTCAGCAGGTAGCATTGGAGTGTACTGAAGCTCTTTCATCCTGTATTTCCAAGGGTTTCTGTCGGTGAGAGTATATTATGAAAAATAATATAATTTTATGAAAGTCTAAAAGTTTTCTCGTGGCCTTCTCTAAAATCTTTCCTCTGAAACTAATAACTAATAGTTTTTCTATTACTTCTCAGAAATCACTATGTCCAAGGCACACGGGCCTCGGAGCTTGATTCTATTACTTCTATTAGTCTATTAGTTAAGTTTTACAAATTTTTCAAAAAATAAAAAAAGTTTTCAGAAGAACAATACTAATAATCCAATAGTCCACGGTTGGGCAAAAAAAGGGGCCTTTCGGCCCCGTGTCAAGTTTCAAACGTCTCGGTCCAGCGTCGAAATATCTCCATCGCTTCCTCACGGCTCAGGCCATAAGTTTCTTGAAGCCATTTCGGTGCGCCGAACATGTTCATGGTCCCTGCCTTGCGCAGGTTGGTCAGGACTTCAAAGTAGTCTTCCACTAGTCCATCCTGCTCATGTAGAGGTCGTCAATCGCTTCAGGATATAGAAGCACCTTACGTGTGATCATTTCAACGGCGCGTTCGTCATGACCGCCAATGTGCCAATCAGTCACGTCTTCAACGGAACCTTCACCATTATTGTAGTTTGGTCCGTCCTTCCAGTTGTACACTGTCGCAATGACATCGTCCTCTTGGAAGATCCACTGCGCGTCAACCTTGTAGCCATCGCCATCGCAGTGCGGTAGACCGAGGCGTTCAATCAGGTTGTCCCATGTCGAGTAAAACTGGCCTTGAAAGTGAGTGCCACCGATATCGATCCCTGATCCTGCAGCTACTAAAAAACTACGCTTCATGCTGTTTCCTCCTGCACTTTATTACGAAGCACGTCACGCTCTAATCGTGCAATGTCGCGCTGTACGCGCAAAGTTTTTATCTGCTCAATCAGCTCTTCAATACGAACCTGTAAGGCTTCGTTTATCGCTCTAAAATCTTCAGTCATAACTTTCTCTCTTTCTAATCGAAGGGATGGACCTCAGCCGCTAATGGAGGAGGCGGCTGAGGTCCGGGGGCCGAGTCCAGTGGTGTGCGATCGAGAACCCTCTAGGGAACACACCACTGGTCGCTGCTGCTCGGTCAACAGAAACTACCTCCCTAGAGAGTGGTAAACTATCGCCACGCGACTTGCGCTAATTCAGCGTCTTCCTCGGCGGCATCGGCATCGGCACGTTCGTCAAGAGCTGCTCGGGTAAGCGGATAACGCTTCAACTCTTCCTCGTCGCAGTAGCACTCGTCAATCATATACTCTGCAATCGCAGTTCTACGCTTATCGTTGACTTTCAACATCGCGGGGCTGATTCGCAAGTTCTTCTGATACATCAGCTGGTCTGAGACAAACGGGTTGACATCACCGAACGTCAGCGCGAGGGTGTAAAGCTCGGGCCACTGTTCAAGTAACCGTACATCTTCCATTTCTGGGTCGATCGTCGTCAGGTAGTTGTAGGCTTTTTCCATTAGACCAGACAGTGCCCAACGTATATCGTTCGGCAACTGTAACGCTGTATTGTCAGAATCTATGGTTTGGCTGTAACCATTGCCTAGATAGCCTTCTATATACCTCGAAGTGAACTGTTCACGGTTCATTACTTTCTCCTTTCTCAAATTTAAGGTTAGTTTGCTTTAATGGTGGCGTTTGGGCCTCAGTTTCGAGGGCCTTGCGCCAATCGAGCAGCTCAATGCGAAGGTTCAACAGGTGAACTTCAGACACAAAGCTGGTCAATTCTTCTTCGGTAAAGTCGCTTTCGAGCAAGTCGAGCAACTGCCTAATTTTTGATATATCGTCCAAAACGTTCGCTCCATTCAACGCGGTCTAGTTCGTATTCTTCACGATCTAGCTGCGCTGCGTCAATTTTGTATAAATGGTCAAGGGCCGCGTCGTGCTGGTAGTCGGGCAGCGGCGTGATGATCTCGTAGCTATCAGGGTAGCCTGTGTCGGGGTCGCCGGGATGGAAATGATACTCGACAGGTAGTTCAATACCTTCTTCTTGAAACTCGGGATTCTCGGATCGGGGAAGTTCGATAATTCTTAGCATTTTTCACTCTCCATGGCACCACCTTCGATGGCGCTGATTGCGTTTAGAATTATTTGTTCAAGATCTATTTCTCTTTCGAAGCAATCTAAACTCATTTCAGAAAAGTTTTCACAGGCTTCGCACTCGTGAAAAATGTAGTCGGCAAGGTAGCTAATTTCCCCTTCGGTGAGCTTTTTCATTTTTGGAACAACTCGCTTTCTTTTAGAAAGTAGCACTTAGTGCAAAGGGGCTTACCTTCAGAATTGTATTCGTAAAACCAGACGTGGTCGTCAACGATTTTAATAAAACCGTGACCGTTAGGATACTTCGCCGTAACGCCAACGTCGGAACCTTCAACAAACTCTAAACGACCGATAAGTTCAAGGTCGTGCATAAACTCGTTTTCCATACTTTCTCCTTTCTCATAGTACCGTATTTATATACTTTACTACCCACTAAACTGAAAGTAAAGCACTAGGCGTGAGCCTTGCATCTTCGTAGACGTCCAGGAATTCAAGGTTCTCAGACTTGAACCACGAAGGCACACGGCGATTTGTCCACCGCATGTCGAACTTAGTCTCAGCTTTGTAGATATAGTAACGACGATACGCTTCAACGCAATCGTCACCCTTGAACTCATCGGGCATACACTGAGGTGGGTCGACCCAGCCGTTGTTGGGCATTTCGTCAGGGAACTGTTCTAATGCTTTAATCAGTCGAGAACTCTTGTGTTCGCGGTCGTATCTGTACGTGTACTCTTCGAGCAGCGCGAGCCAATGTTTGTAGGCCCATGCGTAGTGTTGCGTGGAATCGCCGACCCAGATCGTCATTGGGTGTTTTTGGTACGCGGTTCGATACAGCTCTTCATTCTCGTTACCGTAGCGTCGCTGCGCTGTGCAAAGCATTTGGGCGCTTTCGAGGGGCATCTTGACTGCGTGTTGATCGCACTGGTTTTCAACACAGGTGATTTCGTTTCGATCGGTGAAGAATAGATTCATGATGAAAGCTCCAGCCAAACAAGGTGCGCTGACTCTTTTACCAGTTTGCCATCTTCGAATTTGTAGATTGGCACAGCATCGTGGACTCGTCGTTCTTTTCTTCGGGCGACAGAATACATTTCGCCCTCAGTCCCTTTGAAATCTCGTAATCGCTTGACAACGCGGGTCAAGTGATACGGTCCTCGCTGGTTAATGTTTTGGATGTAATACGGCATCGTCCTCCCCTTCATGCTCGCGTATGGTGTCTTCAAGCTGCTGCATGATATTGCGCAGCCATTCAAGTTTTTTCTCTACGCTGGGCGAGTCAGTCTCGTAGGTCCAGCCGCCGATCAGTTCAACTTGATCGTCGTCGTTTTCCATTTGTGCGTAGATGTCTAGTTGGAATTTCATTTACCTATATCCTCGATATTGTCTGGTGAGATCACTTGGTATGCACCCTTGTTGTAGGGTATAGCGACAGTGTACTTGGAACTGATCTCTTGTCGGTAGGATTGGTCAGTCGGCTCGACTTTCTTAGGGCTAGTCGTGCACGAAGGGTATTCGTTGGGTCGGTAGGCTGCGGGGAGAGAAGGCTCAAGGTCCACGAATCGAGACGTACGTTTTCGCGTACGTGTTGCAACGGTCTTACGTTTGCGACCTGAATAATCGTGGGTAATGGATCCGTGAATAATCATGCTTTCTCCTTTCTCGTAGCGCATAGTTATTAAAGTATGGCGCGGAGCACCCCGAAAGTAAAGGAGTACCCCGACGCCTAAGACTAAACGCGAAAAGTCCAGTATCCAGCAGGTTCACCTTCTCGGTGAATACGCATTTGGACGTTGTAATCTAAGTCTTTTGCGAGTCTTTTCACGGTGGCAATTAGTCGAGAGTAATACTGTTGCTCTGTCTTACCTTCGACGCGGCCACCACTGACTTCAATAAACTCATCAAGGTTTAAGAAAAACGAATCACCAACTTCCAAGGTTCGCATAAAATCCCGGAGTTTGTCGTACTTCGTATTTCCAGACTTAGAGTTTTTGACCCAAAGATCTTGTTTTACTTTTTCAAGGTTCATATCTTTCTCCAAAGAAAAAGGGGCCACATGGCCCCCGGTCCTAGTTGCATCGAGTGACATAACCCTCGTCAACTAGTCGCTGACGATAGTAGTTCACGATTCGAGTCTTTTGCTGCTCTGGCTTCTTGGTGTGTTTCATTTCCAAGATACCTTCTTTCACAGCTAGATTGACTAGCGTATGCAGATCAAAATCTTTCGAATCGAAAGTCGGATCCTCAATGTCCTGCATAGCGTGGATTAGAGCTACAAACTGTGGGGTTTGTGGCTTCGTGTCCGCCGCTAGTTTTCCGGTGTACGAAAACTTGTGAGCTGTACGCTTGCGAGTCTTCGCTATCGGTGCAGGAATTTCAAGAGCTGTAACGGGTGCAGCTTTTATTTTAGAAACTGACTTCGTCACACTCTTGCGTGGTGCCGCTTTTTTAGCAGTCGGCGCTGCTTTCGTTTTGGCTGTAGCCATAATCGTTTCCTTCTTTCTGAGTTCTACTTTCTACTAATTTCTTAGCAGTACAAACTACTTTACTAGACATCGGCTTGGAAGTAAAGGACTTTCCTTCATCTCTTAGCTTTGTCTATTTCTTCCATTCTCTGTAACACAGGACTTGCCCATTCACGGATGATTTCTTGATAGGATTGTGTACCTTCAAGCGAGTTCAGCACTTCATCAGAAAAACCGCAATCCTGATCGTACATCTTGAGAGACAGAGTGGCTGCGAGCTGCTCTGCGGGGAGCGATCCCTGCTTCTCTAGCAGGGTCGCCCACAGTTCACTCGCAAAGTTTGCGTCGATGATGACGCAGTTATGCAGCTTTTTTACTTCACCCATACTATGCCGCCTCTGCGTATTCAAGCGCCATGTTGTATGCGCGTTCCTTTCGCTTGGAACCCGGACCGAGCAAAGCGTTGTACACTTTGTTCTCGCCGCTGCGCATATGGTCTTCGACGTACGTAACAGCGTTCAAAGCACCCCACCACGTTCCTCGGGCTGATTTCAACATTGCACCGGGAGCTTCGTCAAGGGCTTGAACTACGTTGCGGGTGATGCGGTTAAAGTCGTCCATGAGGGGCGGCTCAATACCGATCTTCTCACCTTTCTCGCGTAGTTCTGCATTCTTGAGACGCTCTTCGATAACGTCAGGCTGGTATAGCCTTCCGATAAACTCGAGAACGTTGCTGTGATCAGCTTTCTTCTTCGCAAGAAACTCAGCTGACTCTTTGAACATAGTGCTTGTCTCATTAGCGAGGCCAAGGGCTTCGGCAGCTTGTTGCGCTACCTCGTCGTTGAACTCTTTAATGTGCGCCATGCTGAAGTGAGCTTTGCCGCTCGCGAACGCAAGTTGAAGGGTGTTGTTGCACACAACGCGGATTTTTGTATATCTCGCGGTAAGTGCGTGACCAGCTTCATGAGGCTGGTGTAGAAGCAAGTAACCGTTGACAACGTCTTCGCCGGGAAGTTCAAACGTGTCGGACAGTTTTGCTAAAGCCCAGATGCTTTTACCGCCTCGCAAGCTGCCAGCTGTTTCCATTGACATCTCTGAAGCGGTTGTAAAGTCGCTGAAGAACTTGAAGATCTTCTCGTTCTGCACTGGGACATAGTTAGGACCGCAATGGGACAAGATGGAGTTGTCGGTATCGCGTACGATAAAGAAGCTACTAGGCGTTTGCATGAGCTGCATACCGTCTGCGCCGTACTCCGGAGTCGTGATTGTATAACCGGGACGCTTGCTCACGGTCCAATCAAGTCCTGCCGCAATCATCATTTCTTGTGGCGTGAGGTTGGGGTCTACCTTTACACCTTCGCGGTGCCAAGGAACCTCTCCGGTCCACGCCATTGTTTCTACTGCTGCAACCATAATGGTCTCCTTTAGTTTCTACTTTCTAGGTTTTGGGTAACGCTGTCACGCTACCTATTAACTACTTTAGCCGCGACTAAAACGAAAGTAAAGGAGTAGTTTACAAGCCAAGAGCGGCCACGACCCCGGCCCAATTAAATGGCGCGTCAGTCGTAAAATCAGCATCACTTTTCCATGTCAGGTTTTCGATCTGTTCTATATCCGCCGCTATGCTGTAGAGCTTGATCGTCTTGTCTTTCTTTGCGAGCACGAAACAGTTCCCTCCTGCCTCCGCTCGTTTGTAGAGCCAAGCCTTTTGCATCGGTCGTAGTCCGATCTGATTGCCTTTCACCACCTTCAGCTCGATCCAGACTTCTTTGCCTTGCGAACAACCATTTAAGTCTGGAATTCCTGACGCCGTGATTCCTGATTCGATTCTTTGCCAATGAATCTTTCCCTGAGTGCTATCCCTGAGTTGTTTCCACAGTAGACTCTCTTTCGGCATTCTTTACCCCTCGGTAAAATGCAAAATTTCTATTGTTGTTTGCGATCTTAATTTTGAACTTCTTTAGCCAGTCTTGGTAGATTTCCCACCGCTGAGTAGGAGAGTCAGAACTTTCGCTAATCTCTTTCCATTTGATCCGAGCTATCTTTCCTCCGCCATAGTAATCACCCTGACCGAGTTTACATCGCTGAACAACCTGAAAGACTCGTTGCCGACTCACACCGAACATGTCTCCGATTTCTTGTAAAGTAGAGTCAGTGTTGGTGTAGAGGTGGTACATTTTTGCATACCGCTCGGTAAGTTCTTTTTGTTGCTCTTCAGTTATACCTTTCATTCTTCTGCCTCTCCCCAAGTTTGTCCGAGTTCTGCATCAACAATCAGAGGAACTGATAAGTCAACACAACTTGACATTTCATGGATTATTGTTTCTTTATCTTTATCGCTGAAGACCGAGTAGTCCAGCTCGTCATGGATCTGAATATGCGGAACATAGCCTTCTTTCCATAGAGCGAGCATCGCCAGCTTAGTCATATCAGCAGCTGACCCTTGAATTAATCTGTTCAGGGCTTTGTAGGTGTAGGAACGTCGTATTCCATCACCATATTTTTCACGAGCCTCTGGTTCTCGTAAAGGAGTAGAGTCGCCTGTGTTTGCTTCCCACAAGTCGAAGCGACACTGCCGTCCTCCAAGGGTCGTGATGTATCCTCGCTCGTTTGCGATTCGGGTGCACTGCGCTTGTAACGCTCGAACGAAAGGAACTCGTTGATGATAGGTTTCGAGTAGAGCGACTGCCTCAGCTTCCTCTAGCCCTAGTTCGTTAATCAAT